GAGAATTACGAATATTGAGGACTGAATGTCACTTTTCACCGAATTACAAGCTGCTGCCTTTCGCGAAGGTCTGAATCCACGGACCAAGAAAGCGCGGAAATGGTTCCGCAATAAGGCGCAGGACCTTACAGTGAATAAAATGGATCTGATCTCGGATGACCGGCTGACGCAACGTAACGCACCGGTTCCTGGTAAGATGTTCATGTATTTTTACGATCCAAAAACTAAGGCGACGTTGCCCTATTACGATACGTTCCCACTGATCCTATATGTTGAATCAGCACCCGGTGGATTTTATGGTCTCAATCTTCATTACTTGCCACCAGCACCACGCGCAAAGTTATTTGACGCGCTGCTTAATACAGCAAACAATAAGAAATTTAACGACTCGACAAGACTGAAGATTAATTACTCGATTCTAAAAAGTACGTCAAAATATTCTGCCTTCGCTCCATGCTTTAAGCATTATCTTTCTGGTTACGTTAAGTCAAAGATCGTAGAGGTTGATGCACCAGAATGGCCAATCGCAATGTTTCTACCGACCGAGTCGTTCCGTAAGGCATCAACTTCGAAGGTCTGGTCGGACTCAAGGAAAATGATATGACTGTCCGTATTGACGATTTTAAGGCTGCATTCAACAAAAGCGGTGGATTTGCCCGAGCTAATCGTTATGAGGTAGATCTTCCAAATTCTGCAACATTAGGACTACCTGATGAAAGAGAGGCAGAAAAGCTTACTGTAATCTGTGACTCTGTTACATGGCCTGGGAGGCAGATTTTTACCGAGGAAGTCTTTACGACCATGAATTCACAAAAGGTGGCCTATTCCTTTGGGCAAGAGGATGTCGACATATCTTTCATCCTTGGAAACGATTGGTATGCGTGGGATTATTTGTACGAATGGCAAGAACGTGTCGTCGGTAATATAGGTGGCGTTCGTGGATTCTTTATAAATTATATGGAAGACTACGCTAGGAATAATGTTATTATTCGACATCTTGATACAGAAAATAAGGTCCGTAAGGCAGTAAAATTAAAGAATGCCTATCCGACCACAGTGAATTCGATTGAACTAGGAAACTCGAATGAAAATGAAGTGATTCGCGTATCAGCGACATTTGCTTATGATAATTGGGAAATTACTAATAATTAAGGAGTTGCTATAAAATGGCATTACCAAAAATTGAATCGCCGAAACATGAATTGAAGGTTCCTTCGACGGGGGATGCTGTAACGTATCGTCCATATCTGGTGAAGGAAGAAAAGATTCTCATGATGGCGATGGAGTCTGATAATACAACACAGATGATGAATGCTGTTAAAGACGTTATTCGCGCATGTACTGAGGATTCGGTAGATGTGAATGCTCTTGCAATGTTTGATATCGAGTATATCTTTACACAGCTGAGAGTAAAGTCAGTCGGCGAGACATCAACAGTCTCCGTTGCTTGTAAAGAATGCGAAGCAAAAAATGAGGTTGATGTTGATCTTCAGAATGTTTACGTCAATGTTCCAGAATCTGATACAAGTACGGTGCCTTTGACCGACTCGATTTCTGTAAAGCTAAAATATCCATCTGTTGACCAGATGCTGAAGGCTCAGGGCGATGATAAAAAAACAAATGTTGATCGTATATTTGCTCTCATCCTTGCTTGCATTGATTCAATTTATACTGCCGATGAAATCTTTGATGCGTCGGAGCAGTCGGAATCTGAACTGAAAGACTTTATTGAATCGCTGAACACAAAACAGTTTAATCAGATCAGTGAGTTTATTGAAACAATTCCATCCGCTTCGATTGATGTATCATTTAAGTGTATTTCATGTGGTGCGGACAATCAGTTCGACGTAAAAGGTCTGGCTAATTTTTTCGGATAGCCCTTTCTCATGATAATTTGGTCAATCATTATAAGGTTAACTTTTCAATGATGCAGCACCATAATTATAGCCTGGCTGAACTTGATTGTATGATTCCGTGGGAAAGGGAGATATATGTGGCACTTCTTGTGGACCATATTAGACAAGAAAACGAGAAGATGCGTAATCAAAAGGTAGGTTAATCAATGGCAGATGCAACAATAACCGCTGTCGCTCAAGAACTTCGAGAAACAAACGAAGGAATTGCGGACGTTAGTACAAATACTAGCGAAATGGTTCCGTATCTTGATTATTCGATGAATATGAATGAAGGTATTCATCAAAAACTTACCGAATTAATTAGTCTAATGTCTTCCAATTTTGCGCAGGACGATAAGGAGAACAAAAATCTTTTTGGATCTCTGCGCGATTCGTTTTCTGAAAAACTTAATGAGCTTATCAAGTTTATGCGCGGAGATGAGCTACAAAAGTTAGAGGATAAACGCGAAGAAAAACCACCAGAGGTGAGAGAATTTCCTAATCAAGAACAGAGTAATGATCTTATTCAGGAATTAATTAGTAAACTAACCGGAGTTTTTGAGGCAGTAGCAGATACACTTAAAATTCTTCTTGCTCCCTTTGCTGTAATTATAGGAACCATTATTGGAACCTTTAAGGGTTATATTGACAGTGTAAAAGCAATAGGACTAACGGTTTCAAATATTGTAAAGGTACTTACAAGAGGTGCAGTTGATCTCCAAAAGATATTTAGCAATATTCGTGCTGTTATTTCCGCATTTGCAAACGTACCTGGAAATTTAATAAGATCACTAACAAATATTTCAGGACCGATACAGGGAATTTCCAAGTTTTTTACTAACGTTAAAACGCAACTTTCTGTTGTGAGAAATACTATTAAATCTGTCCTGCTTCCTATTACACAGTCAATTTCAAATTCGGTAAAGGTAATTGGTAGCGCGTTTAAATCTGTCACAGATGCTCTAGGTCCTATAGGCAAAGTCTTAGGTAATATCGGTGGATTACTAAGAGGCACAGTGCAGGTCGTAAGATCGTTCGTGCCTTTCCTGAATTTTTTCTTTGTTGGTTTTGAAACAATCAAAGGAATCTTTAAGGGATTTAAGGAAGGAGGAATTCTCGGTGCCCTCGAAGGCGGTATCACAGGATTTCTTAACGGCTTTGTTGCAATACCGCTTGATCTTTTGAAAGGAGCACTTGCATTTCTTGCCGGTGCTCTCGGCATGGATGGAATTGCAAACGCTCTCCGATCGTTCTCATTTAAAGATATATTTGCATCCATTGTGGCCATACCGTTTAATTTGATAAAATCAGTCAATTCAATTTTGAATAATCTAATTGGAGTACCTAAAGATATTATAATGTCGCTCGTCATGGCGCCGGTGAATTTACTTAGAAGTGCAAAGGATTTCTTACTCAGTCAGCTAGGCTTTGATGGTAGTGGTATGCCATCAATCTTGGATATTGTGACGGGAATTATCACAGCGCCCTATGATCTGGTTCGATCCGTTGCAGCATGGATTGCCGGTAAACTAGGATTTGAGCAAGTATCAAATCTGCTCTCGTCCTTCAGTTTTAGCGATATTTTTGATCCAATTATCAATATGGTCAAGAAAGTTTTTAGTATTATATCGAATATTGGTGGATTCATAAAGGATAAAATTGGTGGATTCCTAAGCACTGTTGGAGGATTTTTTGGATTAGGTCCTGATGAAGAAGAGGAACAAAAGAAGTTAGAACAAAAGGTTCGTGAACGAGATGCTGCAGAGAATGCTTCTGCTATTGGTTATAAAAGACGCGACGGAGAAATTACAGAAATAGCAACTGAACGTCGAGATGGTGTCAGTGAAGCAAGTAATCGGATCCAAGCCTCCGGTGATCTTATGCGAAAAGGTTACGCGGTGATGGATGATAAAATGCGCGAGGAATACAAAAGGAATTTAGACCAGGAAATTATACGCGCAGCAGATAACGTAAACATTGCCAAAAATACAAAAACCATTGGCGATATGTTTGGATCCCTTTCTGATACAATTACAAGTAAAGTGTCAAGTGCGGCCAGTATTCTTCAAAACATGGAGCTGCCGTCCATAACCGATATTATCATGGCTCCATTTACTTTATTTTCCAAGGCAAGAAATTATCTTATTGATAAAATAATGGGTACGTCAGTTGGTCAATTATTAGGAAATATAGGCAGTGCTGCCACTGATTTTCTTAAAGGTATTTTAAGATCGGTTCTTCCTGATCCTTCCAAGGATTATGGATTATTGGATCCGGCAGGTTGGGCAGCAAAGGCAATACCAGATTCTGTTTATAAATTTGCAGGGATGAATCCTGAGACCGGTGAGCTTATGGAGTCCGAGGGCGGAGCTATTGGATCTGGTTCGGCGCCGGCATCTGTCTCCGCAGGTTCTCAGCTTGAACGCGAAAGTACTCAGCAGCGTGATGCTCAACGTGAACAGGCTGCTGCACGGACAGCTACCAATGGCGGTGGTGGTAACACGAATATTTCGACGAATGTCCAGAACAATCAGCAGTCAATTATTCGGAATCGTCCGCCGGCCTCGTCCGAACCTGATAA